TAAATGATGAATTAACTTTGGCATTGTGCCTGTAAAAATCATAACTATCGGAAGTGAAGTGTAATTTAATAGCCAAATATAATGTATATGCTTCATAACTATTCATATAGGTAAGATCGCTGTGCTTGATTTCTCAACCAAGTTCAAGTTCTCTGCCTCAATTTTTATCTTTTCTTTTAGTGATTTGTTTATCAAAGGGCCTATTGTTGCTGTATCTATGTCATTGTCTTCACAATAATTTAATACTGCGTCCATGTAACCGATACGTTTTTCTTTTACAATGCCTTCAATAATAAGACCAAACTTTTTACTATTCATTAACATTAGAATTTTCTTACTATATGTTTTCTTAATGCTCTTGTTAGTTCTTCTATTTTATCTATGATACTGATTAAACTTGGGTCTGTAATATAAGATTGTTCTGCTTTTAGTTTATCATATTCCTTTAACGGTATTGTTACCGTTGATTGCTCATTCTCATAAGTCATATCATGCTCATGCGAATCTCTATCGTAATTATCTGCCATAATTTACCTCACTTTATAATAATATTATATCACAATATACTTATTTGTCAAGCCTGTTTCTGTTACTAGGTACAGGCAAACCCTTTAGCAGTATTAAGCTGCCATCGCTAAGTTATTAGCATTTATTAATAGTACGGTATCAGCGATTAATCTCCTAAAAGTTTTACCTACGAGTCGATCCTAGTTCCACCCCTTAAATTGCATAGTTTAAATGGTGGAGTGGCTGGGTATTGCACCCAGGTCCTCACTAGTTATTGTCTTCTAATCAACAATTAATTCTTATAAATTTGTACTTGGTTTAATTTCTAACCTTTTATAATCAAATAACATATTCATTATACATTTATCAATTTGATCTGGTGTTTCTATTGTTCTTACGATATGTCCTGGTGTATCTTCGGAAGCATAAGTTGTAACTGCATATGCTAATTCACCTTCTGGTGAAGCACCGCCTCTACCAAATGCTACTTCTACTGCAACGTATCCTTCTCTTTCTAATACCATATTGACTTCATCAATAGGACCGCACCACATAGGTACCGTCATTGGTTGCCAAGGATATTGTGACATACCTTCCCAATCTGCTTTTGCAATTGTTACACTTGATAACAATAATAAACCGAGTATAGATAGTAATATTTTTTTCATAGTTAGTTTTCTTTGCTAACTATTTATACTATTTCTTTCAAAAAAGTCTTTAGTGTGCTTATAAAACAGCTCTTGGTGTTTTGCAATGCTCTCTGGACCATGTATCCATTCTTGTACAAACCCGTCTTCACATGCAGCCAAAATAACAGTTTGCTCTATCTTTTTGTCAGGATAGATTTCTTCAAACATTTTAGCATATGCTGAACATTGTAAGAAGTTACCATAGTTATAGTCTTCATCTCTTTGTTTTGTAGAGGTCTTAAAATCAACTACAGATAGTTTACCTTTATATTCTGCAATACAATCTACTTGACCTGCAACACCTATCTCTTTTGAATATAGATATTCTTCTACACAATGTATATTATCAAGTCTAGCAAGATAAGGTTTTATAATTCTAAACAGACCTAGTGGTGTCACAGCTGTGATACCCATAGACTTCTCATCTTGGTTTCTGATATGATTTTCTATTAGTGTGTGAGTTGCCTTACCTCTATTGACAGCAGAGGCAGATATGTAATTGGCCATCTTCTCACCAACTGCATTACGCCAACCTTCTATTTTAACTTTTCTTTCGGGAATCGCACCTAGAATGGAAGTAACGGAAGGCATATTAACGCCATCAATAGTATAATATCTTATACCATTTTTGTTCTTGCCTTTTACACCTAAACTTTTAGGTAGTTTTTCTTCATTCAGTTTTACATAATTAAACGCCATAATATACCTTCCTTAATTATTATATAATCATTATATCACGCTTTACAAGATTGGTCAAGCACCTATGTGCCTTTCTCCATATACATTTGTATAATCTTGTCTTGTTCTATTTTTTTGTCATCATTAAGACGTTCAACAGCTCAACTAGGGTCATACGGTTCATACACCGTCTTACCATCATCATTTCTATATGCTCTTAATACTTGTTTTCTATTTTCTTCAGCATTCTTATATGAGCAATGAATCCAACCACTATTAGGTTCCTCTGGATTATGAAACTCTAATATAAGCTGATCAAAATCTAGTGACTCAATGATGTATTTTGCTAGTTCAGCATTCGGCACTCCAAAGATTTCAAAATCCGCGGCTTGGCCTTTTGCGTGCTGTGATTTCGCACTTGAACCTATTTTTAAACATAGTTCAGGACTTCTATATCCTGAAGATACTGATACTACTTTACCATAATGATCTCTAACTTTTTGTAGTACGTTATCACATAGTTTTTTTAAATTATCCATATGATCTTCGCTTGGATTATTACTAATACCATGTCTATCTGCTGTTTGTGAAGCAGTAAGTTCTTTAAGCGAAAAGTTTTTGCTTAGTTGCATTTAGTTTTTCCTTTGCTTTTAGTTTTATTTTCTTTAGGGTCTTCAAATCATACCAACTTTTATAAGTTCTATCATTTCTTCTTAATTGTTCGGCGTCATTTACTGCTCTTTTAAGTTCTTTATGATGAGCTTTCACTTCTAACATTTTTACCCCCTGGTTAGTTTTAACACTTTGTCCATCTGAGCCTTGATAATTGGTCCTCTATTTGGCCAATGTATATAAGGTTCATTAGACTTTGACAAGTTGTATAAAAAAGGCAATACAATCTTTTCAATCTCTTTAAATCTCTTTTGTACATCTGCGTCTGCGATCTCTTTATTTACAGTTTCCTTTTCTGCTACGATCTGCATAACCTCATTCATAGCAGATTTTATATCAGATACGTCTGATTTAATTTTTGCTAATTCTAGTGGGTCAGCACTTGGCTGACTTGTTGTTTCTTCGGTTGGTTTTTTAGACACAGGAGTAAAGCCATAGTCAATATCTGTATCAAAATCTCTCATAAAATCAGGTATATCTGCCATAGTTATTCTCCTTTATTTTTCTTTGCTGTGATTATTGGTTTAGTTACTAATTGATTGACTACTGTTGTCCATGGGTCTAAATGATATTCCTTCATGGCACAATTTGATAATAGTAGTCCTGCACATAATATAGGCAGAATCTTCAAGCAGAAAACTCTGCCTATTAATGATTTGAACAATAAGCGGATTGACTTATTAGACTCTGGTATACGACCGTTGTTGTTCAGTTGCTCGCTTTGTTCTATGTCTATATTATTTATTTTTTGCATTTTGTCTAGCACGGTGTTTTTTAACTACTTGTTCCGTCTTAATCTGTTTAATACTTTTCTTACCTACTTCACTTGCAAGAGCACTTTGTGGGTGTGCTTCTGCAACTTTTGATAATGTTTCTTTCCATCCTTGATCGCTTTTATAACTCATACCAGACACACCAGCAACAATATTAACACCTAATATTCTTTGTGTGATATGTTTATTTTTTTTAAGGTATGATTCCATTTCTGAAATAGTCATCATTTCAGTAAATTCTTTTTTCTTACGCTTGTTATAAAATGTGTAAATTGGCATTTATTTGAGAGTGAGGTGATAACATAATTGACTTGTAGCCTCAAGCATATCTTCTAGTATGCTGTGTAATTGATGGCCTTCAACCTCTTTGTAAATCTCGTTTAACCTATCTGAAGTTTTGCAAACCTCTGAGCAAACTTGAGCATTGTCGGCATAGTTCATAATGCCTGGTCTTAATTCAGCACTAAAGTTTATTCTTTCTTGCGTCATGCCTTGCCATGTTTCAACGAACCGATCGTTTAGCGTATTAAATTTTGTATAAAACTCGCCTAAACTTTCATGTTCAGAATATGACTTTGTTTGCCAATGATACGCCTGAATATCATTTAAGAAGTTCATATTTGTTTGTATAAAATCTCTTACATTATCCATAGTTCTATTTAGTATTTGCTATCTCTACTATCCTCTGTATTAAACTGCCTAGACCATTCTGTCTTTGCATTGTTAAAAGTTCTCTAACGCCTAAAGGTAAAAAGTCTTCTATAGTTAAACTAGCAACTTCGTCTTTAGGACAACCATTGCATAAGTCGGTTACTAACTTTGCTGTACCTTTCGTTATAAATGCGTCAGCGTCTATTTTATATATCATTGTATTATCTTCTTTTGCACCACCAATCAACCATAAATTACTAGCACAACCTCGTATTTTATTTTGATCTATTTTTACTTCATCTGGTAATTGTGGTACATCTTTTGCAATGTCAATTAAATATGCAAGTCTATCATGGCCTTGCAACATTTTAAGGTCATCACCTTTGCTCTGTATTCGTTGTTTTATCATCTGCAATTCCTTGAGCATACCAATCAGGCATAACTGCACCATGTTTTTCCCACTTGGCAAATCTTCTTTTCTCTAGTATGTAATACTTTCTGTATGAGCCAACAACATCACCTGGTATCTTACAATGATCTGGCATTGCTGGTGTAGCGTCTGTTGCCATAATATTAAGTGGTGCATTTTTAGGTGGGTGTTTTAATAGTTCGGCAAGTTTAGTTACCGATACATGGTCCGTATCTTTTTGCCATCTTAATTTGTATTCTTCGTTAAGTGCTATGAAGTGATTGAACAACCACATATAGTTGTATGCTGATTTTATAACCCATTGAGTACTAGGGTGACCTAGCCAACCTGCTTTATATACAATTGCTTCTTCATTAGAATTATCTAATCGCCATCTTTTAATCTTACGACCATTCTTTGTAAGATCAAAATATTCTGTACCATCTAATACTCTTTTAGCAGTACATAACATTTGAGCAGACTCTAATATCATTTTGATAATATGTTTATCACACATCATCTTAGCCGCTGTCTTCGGGTCTTTGTCAACGTAAAATATATTCATACTACCAACCCATAAATCCTTTGAACAAACAACCTGCAATCACCATGAAACCTATAAAAAATCCTGGTATCATAACTGCTGGGTGCATACGCTCCATAATATATCTATCTTCTTCTTCTCTTTTTTCCCACTTATTCATTAGTGTACCAACTTATTCATTACAAAATCTCTCATATCATATTTTTTAGCAAGATCAATTAGTTTATCAAACCACATTTTTTTAACATTATCATCATCAGCTTCAGCACATGCTTTTGCTAAGTTTTCTAGTTTTTTGATTTTTTGTTCTTTATTCATAATATCATTATATATCATTTTGACTATAAAGTCAAGCACTAATTTTTATCGTTATTCCAGTCATATATTTGACTTAATTTTAGTTTAATTTCATCTGGATTGTCACCAAACTCTTTTGTTAAATCTTTGTATATTTTGAGTCGTTTATTACGACCTTCTAATACTTCTATTCTCTTTAATGCTCTCTCCATAGTATCTGATTTATTTTCATCTCTTTTATCACGCCATTGATTTAGTGATATATTGGCAGCAATTAATAGTAATACTGCAAGTGGGTCAAATACAAATATGAGTATTAATATAATAATACGGACGGCACTATCAAAATGATCTTTTGCATTATCACCATAAATCAACTCGGCAACATACTTCAATGGACCCACATCTGCTTCTAATTTTAATTGTTCTATATTTATTGACGATTTAGAATTGTTCAAATCTGCTATTTTGGCCATTGATTCGTCTATTGATTTGTTCAACAGGTCTCGTTCTTCTTTTTGTTTGTTACGCTCTTTTAGTCCCCTACTAACATATTCTTTGTCAATATAAACATCAAGCGCTTTATCTAATTGAGCAAGTGTTTTTTCTGCTCGTTCTATAATCTTCTCTTCCTGTTTAATCTTCTTATCTATTAATGCTATTTGCTCTGTATTACCTGCTGTAGGTTTGACCTGATCTAAATGAGCCTTTGATAAGAAACCAAAGATACCCACAGACGTTATGAATATTAAAACTATGATTGATGTAAATAGATATGCCTTTAATGATTTAGGAATGTTTCTGCGCCAGTTATGATACAACCATGAAGCTGCAACTAACTTACCTACTTCTAATGCTGAACCCATTGCAATAATAGGTACATATGCACCAGCAAATAGTGTTGCTAAACCAAGTATAGAATACCCAGCAGCAATTAGTGATATGCTGATAGCACTTATAAATGTTACCAATGTTAAGAACATGTACTATTTATGTTTGAAATATCTCTTTTTGTACCACTTGTAGTATGCTTCGTCTGTAAAGATTTCTGCAATTTCTTCGGCAGGTACCTGATCTGATCTAATACAATCTGCTAATGACTCGTACTCCCATAGATCAACTTTACGTGTCATCTTTTTGCCTTGAGCACCCTCTGCTAAAACTCTTACATTTCTTTTGTGATTTTCTGAATTAGCATAACTCATTGGCAATCATCACCTTGTTTTGAACCTGGCATATTTTTCATTAAATCATCTAGTGGACCAGGTTTTCTTTTTGATTTATGTATTGCATTTTCATAGTTTTTAAAAGCAATTAGATACGCAATAAAAAACCCTATGATTGTTATAGAACAACCTATAAAAAACATTAATAAACCGTGTTGTAAATCAAACATTATTTTTTCTCCTCTAGTTTTCTTATTTTCTTTATCATTCTTATAACTCTTTTGTCATAATCTTTTGTAGTAGAAAACTTATCTAAAGTTTTAATAAGTTGAAAAGAATCAAGTTGTTGATTTTTACTCAACATCATTGCTCTCAATTCTCTAAAATCTTTGTAAGCATGGTGTTCGTTTAATAATCTTACATACTCTTTAACACTATCACATTTACTAGCAAATGCTCTTACACCCCAACCAGGCCACTTCTCAATACCTTGTGGCAATAAGTGTGGTGTTGATTCTGTCCATGTTCTTATACCAAATAGATTATTTGCCTTTACAGCAAATCTACTATTACCCCAACCAGACTCTAACGCAGCCTGACCTATAATCATTTCGTATGGTACTCTTTTATCTTTTGGTAATGAAAAGTTTATATAATTTATACATTTATGCATAGCACGTATAAATTGAATATCATTATTGTAAGTAAATTCAGGTTCTTGTAGTCCCATTTCTTCTATTTTTTTCATATAGAATAAATCAAGCTCTTCGTTGACTACTGCCTTTGCTGATTTATTGGGATTGTATGTACCATATGCATAAGATATTACACATAAAGTTAATACTGCAAAAAATATCTTTGTATATAACCAAGCCTTTTCTAATAGTCTATGCCATTTAAATTTTGCCATCTTTTATTACCTTTCGTATATCTTTGATAGTTTTCTTTTTATTAATCGTTACAGCATACCATTTATATCTAACCTTGTGTTCGCTACTTGGGCCAAATGATGGTACATCATATTCTCTATTAAATACAATTAGGTCTTTTAAATACAGATTAACTAAATCATCTAATATTTTTTCACTATGGTCTTTAGGTACGGTAGGTGTCTTAAAGTAACCTTTACCTTTAACAACTTCTTGTAGTATTTCTTTTTGTTTTTTCAGTAGTTTCATTATATCCCTCTCTTTACAAAATATTCATAACCGTGTTCATCAAATTTTTTCTGTGTAAAAACTAAATTGTCGTTATCTAAAAATTGTCTATAACCTTTAAATATCTTTTTACTAGTTCTACCTGGAAAATTTGTTAAGATGTCTTTATGTAAATGGCCTGTGTAATATAACTCCCATTCACCTTTATCGTTTTGTAAAACAGACTCAATAGTACTGATACCTTTCTTTATCTGCTTTTGTAACCACTCGTCTATATGGTTCTTCTCACCGTCTTTCATAATATACTTTCTTTTTATAATTTTAATCCTACGTAATTCACTTTGGGACTAAATGACCAAAATACATCATTATGGTTTCCCGTATCACCTAGGTTCTGCATTTGGTACAAGTGTACCATTTCATGGACTAAAGTGTCCATAAAATCTCTTTTATCTGGATACTTGGGCATCATTTCCAGTTTGTATAATCTCGTACCTTTTCTTTTCCATTCAAAGGTTATTACTTGCCCAATACATTTTTCTCTATCTAAATTTTTTATTTGAATTTGACCGAACGGCGATAACTTGTTTTCAAAAATAACGTTGTTTAGGATTCTGAAATACTTTTTAATATCTTTATAGGTAGTCTTATATTGACGCTTAGAAGAAAACTCTTTTTTGAGAGCCTTTTTCAACTTCATTGCTTTCATTTTTCTAGTTGTTATTTTCGCCATTTAAAATTTGTTCCTTATATTTCTCGTCAAGTTGTAATCTTAAATCAGCAGCAATACCCTCTAATATTTGAGGCAGGTATGCCTGTAATATAGTAACTGAATCAATCATAAATTTATGGGCAAGTTTTTCTATCTCTTGTTCCATAATATATGATGTATCAATTTCTGTGCCTTTAATTGTTTCTGAAATAACATGACTAATTACAGCCTTGTTATAATCATCTGCCTTGGCAATATTAAAAATAGACCAAGACCAAGTATAGACAAATAATAAAAATAATATTAAGAAAGATTTACGCATTGGCATGTGCCTCGTAAATTACTTCATCAACCGTATTCTCGTCAATACCTAACATTGCAATATTATCAACTTTCATAATTTGATTTCTAGCGTCTGATCTAGTAATCTCACCACAAGTTAATTTAGCAATGATGTTATCAACTTTAGTTTCAGTAGATTCTTCAATCCATTGTTTTGTTTTTGACATTATATATTCTCCTTATTTGTTGTTTTCATACTAATAATATATCAGAAAACAACGGAGTAATCAAGCAAAAAATGGACAAATAATGTAGATAAATCAATAGGAATATAGGGTGTGACATTCTGTCATGCACCCTATAGTTGAATATTATAGAATCACTCTATAATATTTATATTTAGGACGTTTTGTAATCTGAATTCCACCCAAAAGCCTCTTTTACCACAGCGTCTGTAAGACCTTTGTACTTTTTATTAAGTGCTTTGTCTTTTACTGCAATCATCAAGGCAGCGTCATCTTTATGTAGACCTTCTAGCAACTGAATAAACATCATTTCTTTTTTAGTTTTAGATAGTTTTTGATCAGCGCCTTCTACAAAGTGCCATAATCTACGTGCTTCTGTAAATAGAGTAGTATGTTCAGTACCTGCTGGGGCGTCATTCTCTTTGTATGGTGGTGTGCCTTCAGGTAATGCCCATTTAATATTAGGATCAAATGCACCTTTTATAACTTGTCTTAAAGGTACAGAGTCGTTCTTCTTCAATACTGCTATTTTTGCTGGTTTGTCTTTTGCGTTATTTACTTGGGTTAGAATTTCGTGTAACAATGGAGCACTTGATGAATCTGTTCCCATTGTCATGTTTAAGTTTGCTGTTGTTGTTGGCATAATGCCCTCCTCATGTTGTTATGTAAAGGGGTAAGTCTCCCTACCCCTATACATCTATTTATACTCGTTGAGTATTAGGCATTTTTATATGCGTACGGAGTACCATATAATTTTTTAATACCAGCAGCGATAATCGCTTTTGTTGGTACACCCATTCTGTAAGATGTTCCTTTTGCTGTTTTGTTAATATAGATCATATTTCCTTCTGATCTTAAAGTATCAACTAAAGCTCTTGGCGAACCTAAATCAAATCTGTTTCTTAAAGTTTTCCATGCTACTGGAGCACCTTTTCCTAAAAGGTTTAAAACTTTTTGTCTTTTAGACATAGTTTTTCTGCCTCTTGTTTCAGTTTTTTTAGATTTTGATACAACTCTTAATGAGTCGTTTGTAAATAATGATTTAAACATTTATTCACTCCTTATTATATAATGTGCCTTAGTTAAACTATCAAATACAAGGCACGTTTTTGTATCTGTAGTATTCCAAAGTGCTTTATGGAATTCTTTAAAACTTTTTATAATCAATTGTAATAGCATATAAATTCTTGCCTTCACCTTTTGTTGTTATTGATCTATCTACACGCTCTTGTAGAGGGTGTTTCATATGTATATGTCTTAATATAAGCGACTTTAATGACTCACTCAACAACTTGTAATCTTTTAGAAAGTTTGGATCAACTAAATTAACACCTTCGTCTTTTAATCTCATTAACATTGTTTCAGTTAAGTCTTCACTCACGGCCTGTACAAATATCTTATTGTGTTCAAGTCTTATCATCTCCTGTCTTTTGGCGTCTAGTTCTTGTGCCTTATTTGACATTTGCCTTTTAGGTATTTTAGGAAACAATATTATATTGTCAGGTATATCTTTTTTATCTGTCATCATCTGTTTAATGGTTTCATTATACCATCAGGCCAAAATACTTCATCATTTAACTTCTTAATTGCAATACTATTACATATAGCAATGGTAACTAACACCATCAATATTATAGCGTTTAACTTATGCATTACTTTATAATCTCGCCTTTGAAGTTACATAGACCTTTATCAGTAAAGTATTCAACTAACTCATTGTACCCACCGATGTGTTTATCATCTATAATAATTTGTGGCATAGTTCTTACTTGTTTGCCTACGGCCTCAAATAACTCATCTGGTGTTTTAAAGTCTTTACCAAACATCTTTTCTTCGTACTTAAAGCCTAATGTCTTTACAAGATGTTTTGATTTCTCGCAATAAACACAATTAGGCTTTGAGTATATTACTATTTTACTGCTCACTTGCAATAACCTCTACTTCATCATAGGCCTTTTCAGCCATTTCTTTTAGTTTGAAAGCGTCAACTACGGTTTCAATAGAATAGTTATACATCTTATTGTACTCACCCATAGGTAATCTTAAACCAATCCAAGCACGATAGTAACCGTTCTTCGTAAGTGTTACTTCCTGAGCAAATACTTCATAACCTCTAACTGGTGTATTTTT